CGCTTGACCGCTTGACCGCTTGACCGCTTGACCGCTTGACCGCTTGACCGCTTGACCGCTTGACCGCTTATCTATGTGTTAGCGCTTAACAGCTTATTACTTACAATACATAACCACAATTAAACAATTACTATGCTCAATTACAAGGAACTCAAAAAAAAATACCTATTAACCGACCATTTCTTTGCCAATGCTTTTGGCTATAAAAATTACAAGTCCTACACGGAGTCACAGGGTAAGGCCTTCATTACTTTTCTAGTAGTTAATATCCTGGATAGGTACGAGAGCAGGGCTTCACCAAAATCTATTGAATACCGGCAGACCATAAGGCAAACCAAGTTCCCCCAGCATTTCTCTTATAAGAAAAAGCAAAGATACAAGCGCGGCCTTTATACTTTCATTAAGTTGGTAGAAGAGCGCAAAGGTAGGGGACGGGATCCTGCGCCTAAACTATTGGACCGCTCAAATCCCAGCACCTGGACGCTTAACCGCAAGGCTAAGTGCATAGGTTTTGACAATGGAACCCAGGCAATAAAGCATTTTACCCCCCAATCCATCGTAAAAATGCACGCTTTTATGAAGGCTAAAAGGATCAAAAATTAAGGGGGGGTGCACCCCTATTTGACGTTTTCGGAGTGCTGTATCACAAAAAAATTCTAAAAAATTCAGAAAACTGAAAAACACTTTTTATAAAATTCAGAAAACTGAAAAGCCCTTTTTATAAAATTCAAGGCTTTTTACTAAGAACTGACAATAATCGTACTAATAAATCTAATATTATTGGTGTTTAGATTTATTGGTACTTAGTACCCATTAAAAAGATCATTTATATTACCTTCTACCTCCCCCAACCCTTTGATGTGGCAGTACTGCCGTACGTAAGCGGATGTAAATATTGAATAGCTAAATCAAAACACAATAAACAAGAATAAACAAAGATTGTTTAACTGGCAGAGCTACCATACCAAAGGCTACCAGAGAATCAAAACAAAGAAACAATAAAATACCATAAAGTTCTATAGAGTATATATTATACTATTATTAGTATTTACTAATAACTAATAATACGTTATTTATAGCTTTATATAATATGTTGCAGCCCCTTTTTGTGTTATTGTGTTTTGATTCTCTCGTAAAGCAGTGATAGTAAGAGCTGCCAGTTAAACAAAGCTTGTTTATTCTTGTTTTCTTTGTTTTTCTAAATCTTATACGATTTTATTAGGACTGTATCGGGAAAGGTTGTAGTTTTGCACGCTTTTAAAAAACAGCAAATAAGAGGAATGCCGTATTTGAAGAAGGGATACTAAATAAAAAACCCGTTGAAATTGGGATTAACCTTTTCTCAACGGGTTTGCTCTATAACTAAATAACTACTTTACCTGTTATCATAAGCTTTTTGACGTTTACGTACAGCTTCTCTTTTCGCCAACCTGATAGATGCTTCACGTTCTTCTGCTGTTTCTTTCTTCGCCACCTTTTTCTTTTCCGAGATGCCAGCTTGGATCTCTTTTCTGTTCTCCCAGTAGTGAGCCCTCTGCTTTTCTTTCATCACTTCTCTGTTCTTTGCGTAATAATCCCTACTTATTTTTTTAAGCTTCTCTTTATTTTTCAAGTAGTAAGCAGCTCTTCGTTTTTTCACCACATCTTTATTTTCTTCAGGTTTCTCATTAACCCTTGAGTAGTACTCTTTCTGCTTTACTCTCAACTTCTCTTTGTTCTTCAAATAGTAAGCTCTACGCTTTTCTGCTTTAGTCACCATAACATTTGTTTAAATTATTTTTCTACTTATTATACTTTTCGTAAGATTTTATCCACCTGTAAACCATCTGGATAGTAACCCCGAACGACTCTGCTGTCTTCTTAACATTGATATGTTCGTCGGGGTTGTACTTGTCTAAGAACGCTTTCTTCTTTACACCCCAAGAACTTGCTTCAGGTTGCGTACAAATTTTCATTTCATCAGTTTTAATTCCCATAGTAATAGATTTATATAAGTTGTTTAAAAAGTAAAGGTANTATAATTTATTTAATAACAACCTAAAAGAGTAAAACGCNCCCACCGTTTAATAANATTTACTATCTTTGTCAATATGGCNAGNCGTAAAAAAATAAAACCTAANATAGCAGACAAGGAAGCAACTAAGGTTTCCCAGGCCGACGAGGTTTTTATCNTGGAGTGTCTTAAGAANCTGGATANGGTTGCGGCTTTNAANAAAGCATTCAAGNCAGNCCACTTAGCCAAAACCACAATAAGCGCTAACGCCAATAGACATTTCAACCAACCCCATATTCAAAACAGGATTGCCGAGGCGCAAAGATCCGCTGCCGTAACAGCTAACTATGAATATAACGTTAGCGCTAAAGACATACTAAAACAGCTGAATGTTCTCAGGACTAGTCAAATTGACGACTACATAGATTTGGTTAAAGATCCCAAAACAGGATTCCGCCAATTAGAGTTCAAGCCTTTTGACGAGCTAACCAAAGAACAACTATCCTGTATTGAGTCAGTTAAGACAGGCAGGAATGGTATCGAGCTTAAACTACACGGCAAGGACTGGACTATCGACAAAATAGCTAAGCACATAGGCTTCTATGGTGAACACAACTACCAGAAGACAAGTGGTAGCTTAACGCCTGAAGAACGTAAACAACGCTTAGAAGAGCTGTCAGCCAAAATGAAGAAGGCGGAATGATGAGCGATTCCGAGATACAGGAATTGGAAAAACTGCTTAAGGAAGAGCAAGTTTATAAGCTTGAGCAAGGTCTTAAATACTTTAACGATAAGACCAACCCCAATTACAAATTCCTATTCAACAGCCTTACCAATCAAAAATACAGGGACAACCCCAAGACCGGGAAACCGGAACTTGTTGGTGGTTATAGAGGCTGCGTTTTAGAGGGTTCGTCAAGGTCGGGTAAAACTTGGGGAGGTATAGATATTATAATATACTTATGCAAGTTTGTAGAAACCAACTGCACCATAAATATATACCGGGAAACCTACAACGAATTTAAGACTACCCTGTACGACGATTTTAAGAAGCGGCTGGACGACTTCGATTTAGACAACCCGTTCCACCGGTCTAAAGAAATAAGCAGCTTTAAGATTGGTAAGAACACGATACATTTCCTGGGAGACGGGAAACACGGCGGGGGGTGCGACTACGCATTCTACAACGAAGGGATGTTCATCGACAGAGAAGTTTTTGACCAATCCGAGATGAGGTGCCGGAAGTTTTGGTGGATTGACTACAACCCGTCACTTACCGCGCATTGGATATTTAACAACGTCATACCAAGACCCGACGTAGGGTTTCTAAGAACAACCTACGAAGATAACCCATACCTATCACCCCAGGAGAAAGATAAAATAATGGGTTACGAGCCTTGGAAGACAGGCAGTTATTACGTAAACGATAACGGAGAGTTGGANTATGAGGGAGAACTTATAAGCGAGAANCACCANCCACCNCCACACAAGAAGAATATAAAGAGCGGTACTGCCAACGAGTTTATGCACCGGGTTTACGGTCTTGGACTAAGNGGTGCTATGAAGGGCGTTATATTCCCCCGGATAACGTACATNGATACNTTCCCGGATATAGCCTGTACGTACGGCAATGACTTCGGTTTTACGAGTGACCCCAACGCTGCGGGTAGGTATGCCGAGGACGAAGAGAATGTATGGTTTGAACCACTTATCTACGAGCCTTTGGAAACTCCACAGCAGATCGTGGACCACCTTGAAGTGTTGGGAGTTCGTAAAGCAAAGCGCGGCCCAGGCGGAGACCTAAGAGGCGGTGATCTAATCACTTGCGATAGTTCGGATAAATACACGGGAGAGAACAAGGGTACGGTTGAGATGGTCAAGGGGCTTAGGAATTTAGGCTACCAGGCTAAGAAGGTTAGGAAGACTAAGTCGAATGTGTACTGGCTATTATCTTTGAAGGATAAAAAGATACACGTTGTAATGAACAGGCACTACGAGGATTTTAAGAAGGAGCAGGAGAATTACAGGTGGAAAGAAGTGCAAGGGATTCAGATAAACCAACCAATAGACGCGTTTAACCACTTCTTCGATTGTATGAAATACTGCCACATAGCACACAACAGTAAACCGCAATCCTTCAGAACGGATAAAACGTTAAGCCAATTAGGAGTTAACTATTAAAACTGTAACTTAAGCGAAAACAGAATAAAGTCTTATATTCGTAAAATAATAAAATACTTTCTGCAAATGGGAATCTTCAGCTTTTTGAAATACTACTTTAGGAACCTACGGGATATATTTACCACGGGCAGAATTAAGACGCCACGTGAGAAATTATTTGACAAAGCGGAGAGCAAGGGGTTTTCTATTCACACGATACCAAAGCGTTACAAGGGGAAGAAGAAATACCGTAAGGCACCAAGAATACAAAGTTAATCTATGGAAGAGATACTAAAACTGTTAAGGGGAAACGAACCGCAGAAGGCTGTTAATCTTTTAATTTCAGAGGAGTTGAACCCTTTTGAGATTGATAATTTTAGAGCTGAACACGACGATTTGAAAAGAGATCTGCGTAGATCACAAGTCGGACGTATTCAAAAAGACAAAACGGTTAAGGGCAGACCGGTAAATGCCGTGAAAATACCAGTGCCTTTCCAGAACAGGATTGTAACCACTCCACCGCTTTTGAAGTAGGAGAACCAATAACTTTAGTTCCAGAAGTTTTAGATTCAGGGAAACCTAAGAACGATTTAACGAAGGAAATTGACAGGCTTTGGAAAGTAAATCGGTTAGACAATAAGTTGCAGAAGCTTATTAAGTTGAAGAAATCGGAAACGCAAAGTGCTATTCTTTTCTACATGCAAGAGACAACCGCAGAGAGTAGAAGCAACAGGCTTCGAGGAACAGACTCTTCCAAGGAAATAAAAAGTAAAGTATTAGAGAATAAAAATGGCAGGATGGCACCATACTACGACCCTTTTGGAGATATGGTAGCTTTTACCTGGAGCTTCGATACTACAGTTAACGGTAAAACATTATCAAACGTATGGGTTTATACCGACACCAAGGTATTTAAGATGGATAACAGTTCGGGCAAAGCTTCAATGGTTAGTGAGGACCGCCACGGGTTTACTAAGATACCGGTTGTGTACTTCGAGCAGGACAACCCTGAGTGGTTCGTAGCTCAGCCTATGATAGATAGGATTGAGGTTGCTATGAGCAAACTGGGAGCGTCTAACGACTACAGCGGGCATCCAATACTTATGCTCTACGGAGAAGTAGAAGGGGCACCAGACAAGGACGAGGATGGGAAAGCGCTTCGGTTCAATATGATAAGGGATGAAGCTGACAAAATGCACCACGGTGACGCTAAGTTCCTGACCCACGACGAAGCCCCGGAATCAGTTAGGATGGAGTTGGAGAGGTTGGAGAAGTATATTTACACAATGACCTCCACGCCAGATATAAGCTTTGATAACATCAAGGGCTTAGGTGACGTTTCAGGAGTAGCCATACGGCTTATGTTCCTGGATGCTATAATGAAGGCCAAGCTTAACGAAGGCGACAACCGGACAGCGGTGGAGCGTATGGTTAACGTTATGGTATCAGGAGTGACCACCACTACCAAGACCGGTTTGAAGGAACAGGCGAGAGACACCATCTTCGGAGTGCAGTTTAACAGCATACTACCAGATGATTTGAGAGATAGCGTTGAGACTTATTCCTTAGCTGTACAGACAGGTATTATGAGCGTTGAGTCAGCGGTAGAAACTTTAGACCTTTCACCGGACGCAGAGCGGGAGTTGGAGAATATAGGTAAAGACCAAGCCAGAAAACAACAAAAGGGAGAGGATCCGACAGAAGATAACCCTCCTGCGCCACCTACTGAGTAAACCCCATATAATAAAAATTCCACGAATGCAAGTTATATACGATTAATTTCCATATATTTGGAATCTATAAATCTTTTAAACAACTAAAACCAATATTAGATGGCTGTAGAAGCAAAGAAGATTAAGGAACGACTGAAGGTTCTCTACCCAGGCGTAAACTTATCTGCAAAAAGGATGGACGAACTTTCGGCCAAACTTGCAAAAAAACCCGCTGATGATGCGGAAGATGAAGCTATTGATGGAGTTATCAACAATGCTAACGATTTTATTTCCTTCTCTGACATAGCGAAGGACGATGATAGAGTTAGAAATTTGGAAGCCAACCAGAGAAAGCCAAACGATCCCGCACCAACAGACCCGCCAACACCACCCGCACCAACAGACCCTCCAACACCACCGGAAGATGTACCAGCTTGGGCAAAAGCACTTATTGACGCTAACAAGACAGTTACGACAGAATTGCAAGAGCTTAAAGCCGGTAAAGTAACGGAGAGTAAAAGAGTGCAAGCTAAGAAGCTTTACGATTCAAATGAAAAGCTGAAGTCTCTTAAAGGGGAAACAGGGGAAAAGTGGTTCAACAGAATCGACGTAGATTCTGAAACGCCAGTAGCCGATCAGATTGATGCTTTGGAGTCCGAACTAACGGACATTACCCAGGTTCAAGCAGATGCTACAAGTACAGCGGGGGCACCGCCAAACGGGAGTAATAACAGCAAGCCTACAGACGCAGATATTGATGCAGTTGCAGCAGGGTTGTAAACCTTGCAAAGACTATTCAATTAATTTTAAATTCTAACAAATGCCACAAGCAAATTTAACAGACAACCTTTCGGGCGTTGAAACTTCGGCAGATTCAGTTGTTATAGGACTGCTTCTCGAAGATATTCCCGGAGGAAGGACTCTTGACGTAACAGGCGTTACCCAAGATGTTATTAAAGCTGGTACTGTAATTGTCGAGGATGATGCTTCAGGGGACTTAAAACCCTTGATAATCACCGAAGGCTCTTATGAAGCACTACCAGGATCACATACCTATAAAGGTGTGTTAGTAAGTACTATACTTACTAAAAAACCAATGGCTTCTATTATGGTTCGCGGAAGAGTGAATACTGAGGCCGCAGAACAAGCACAGGGATTACCAGCGTACCCCGCAGGTGCTGTAACTGCCCTTTCACTAATTCGATTCACAAAAGACTAACATAAGATGGAAAAGTCATTATTTAGACAATATGTAGATAAGTGGTTCCTACCGCTTGTCCTCAAAGTAGTAGCTACCATTAACGGCAGCGAGAACCCGTTAACGTACCTTCACAAAAGGATGTTGACCAGAGTATATTCCCCAACTATGAAGTGGGGTTCGCTTGGATCCAACGGTCGCGCGGTAGCAGCCGATGTGGTTTCATTAAACTCCTCACTTCCTTTGAAGAAAAGGGACACCATTAAGAAAGCAGAGGGAGATATTCCGAAACTCGGTATGAAATTATACCTTGATGAGAAAACACTTTCGGAATTGGATATTTTAGAAGCCCAAAACTCAGATGGCAGACTTGACAATCAGATCTTAAGATTGCTATTCGCAGATACGCGTAAATGTATTGAAGGGATTGATGAACAATTAGAAGGAATGTTTTTACAGGCATTATCTTCAGGGGTTACATCTATCACCGACGANAACAACACNGGTACNGGNATNAGNTTNGATTTTGGAATACCTGATAAAAACAGGTATGGTGTATCAGCGCCTTGGTCNGGAGCAACAGCAAAACCGATTGATAACATTGAACACGTTATTTCCAAGGCAAGAGATGCNGGACATGCGATCAGATTTATCAAAATGGACAGGGGAACATTTAACGCCTTCCGTAAACACGACCAAGTTAGGCAACTATTTGCTGCCGGTATCGGGTTTAGCGGATCCAGTATTCCGATTCCTAACTTCGAGCAGGTTAATGATGCTATCGGGAGTGCGTATGGAATTTCTATCGAGATCATCGACAGAACCATTACCTATGAAAAGAATGGTGTGGATGTAACGGCTAATCCTTGGACTAAAAATGCGGTAGTATTTCTAACTGGGGATCAAGTAGGATCTTTAACCTGGAGCAGGTTGGCAGAAATGAACCACCCCGCGAAACAGGTTACCTATGCTACTGCGGACGAGTTTAAACTAGTATCTAAGTATCACAAAGTTGACCCACTTAGAGAGTTTACTTCCGGGCAGGCTATAGTAGTTCCGGTATTAGGTGCTGTGGAGTCCATCTATCTTATGGATTCAGAAGAAGCAGATGCTTCTATTGCCGATCAGGTAGAAGGTGATGCGTACTACACCTATGGTGGAACAAGCTACACTAAACAATCAGTAGTTGACGGGCTTAACGCCACCAACGAAGTTCCTGAAGCAACAATAGACCAAGCCGATTCTACTTTATCTAACAAGATAAATAAATTATCGGAAGAAGGTATTACTACTTTCAAAAGTAAACTTGTAGAGGGCGCATTATAATGTATAGCTCAGCAAGCATATCAATATTAGAAGAACGGATAGGGTTCGGTCGGGCAGACCTGGAGGATGTTACGGTAGATCCGCAGCATTTGGTAGGTACGTCAGGACGAACCCTACCGTACTTTCACAGGTTAGCAACTCTGAAGAATATCTATAAAACGGTTGAGAAACCAACTATGGATTCGGCAGAGTTTAATGCTTATTTGGAGCAGATGAAAGTAGATGCTGTAAAGCACGTACTATCAGCGATATTAGATAGGCACAGGCTGTATGTACTTGAGAGAGACTATTCAGACATAATAATTGGAAGGCCAGAACTTTTTGATGGCGCAGTAGGCTACGCTTTAGCAATTTCAGCTATAGAGCAGATGGTTTCAACAAGCCGGAGTAACTACATAGAGACTTCAGCTAAACTTAGCTATCAGCAATTAAAGATGGAATTGGAAGGAGTTGTAGATGATGCAGGGCGAGTGAGGTCGGTAGGGCTTAAACAAGAACTACACCACTCCATACGCCAGGCAATAAGAGCAATATTTAAAGAGGGAGTGAAAATATTCGATGCTTCAGACGTTTGGTAAATGATACACCTTAAAGCAAATACTTCAGGAATTGACTGCGAGATACAGGATATGCAACGTGTATTCCACGATGCTTTGTCAGCGCAGTTCCCGAATGTGGAAGCTTACGGGAGATTATACCGGAAAGAACGTATATCAGGCACTTACCCGGAGTGGTTCAACTCCAGTACAGGAGATTATGAGATAATATACCTTGACGATACTAAGGACGTTATTATTAGTTTCATAGACGGAGAAGAACATACCACTCAAGACGGGTTTACCTACGTAGCCCCTTTGAAAATCATATTCTGGTTCAATACAGACCGTATTGCCAATACGGAGTACGGAGATTCAGAAGCGCAGCGTTTGGCAAGTGTTATATTGAACACCGAAATATTTAATACCTTTACGTATGACAGACTGCAAAAACAAGTAAGGTCTATTTATTCAGGATTTAATATCAACGATGTTAAATTTGAAAATATGCACCCTTACCACGTTTTCAGTCTTAATATAAATCTAACCTACCAATTAACTAAAAGATGTAACTAATGGCAGATAAAGCTAAGAAAACCGAGGATTCGGATAAAAAATCAGAAGATAAAGGCAAAGAATTTGGAAAATCCAAGTATATTGCCACCAGAACAGCCAACGTTGGTACTAAGAAAGACGGTTCGGCTAAAATAAAAGTTAAACGCTGGAAAGAATACAGGCTGAACAAAGACCAGGCTGATACTTACCGCAAACATAAACTAATATAACGATGGCTACAGTAGAAGAATTATTAAACAAAGGCAAGTGCGCGATTGACGGCAATAACCTCGGGTTGGAAACTTCCAAAGGATGTGCTACGCTAATCACATCGGCCAAGACAATCATAATGATCCACCCTAACGAGGAGATCAAAAATGGTGAGACTTTAGAGGATGAGATAGGCCGCTTAATGTTAGCCGGTAAAATGGGTATTGCAAGAGGGGTTCAGAATTTTGAAGAGAACGGAAGTGACGATGCTACCGAGAATCTTCCTGATGATACAATGAGGGTAACCAATGAGGGTAAATACGCCTTCCTTGCAACCTTTACTAATGGTTTGTTTTTCAACAAAGCCTTGCACTCTTTGAAGGGTTTCAAGCGTTGGAATATTCTTTTGGTAGATCAAAAGGGCGTTTACGGACACCGGACAGAAACTGGTTTGGCTGGATTCACCACAGGAATGATACAACCTGCTAAACTAACTTTCCCTTCTCCATCACAAGGACAAGCGGAAGGATTGAAGTTCCAATTCTTAGAACGGTATGAGTTTGATAGTGAGCCCGGTTTTATTATGGACACTTCACTTCGTAAATTGAAAGGCGTTACTGAGGTAGCTCTTAATTACGTAAACGAGCCAATTGCAATGGACACAGATTTAAAAGTTAAAGCTACGCTCGCAATGGATTCAACCACGCTATATGAAGGCGGAGAATTTGGAGATTTTAAATTCACAAGTGCAGGAACAGCCAACGATCCTACTGTCGGAGACGATTCCGTTGAAGCAGGGGTTTATGTTCTGACGGTTACTGCCTTAGCAGCAGGAGATAGTACGGAATTGAGAATGCCTATCCAGAAAGGACCGGACGGTGATTTCTATAAAGGAAGCCCTGTCTCTTATGACATTCCCTAAGTAACTTAAAAGCCCTACTTAGGTAGGGCTTTATTTTTTACAGCTTATATGGCATCAGGTATGCTTACCGGAATTTTTAGAGACCTAATCGAGATTGAGTTCGGTTTGGAAGCAGAAGCCATTGATATAATCCACGATAACAATAATATAATTATTGATATGAACACGCGTAAACTCTACGCTGGATTAAATTCAAGAGGGCAATCTTTGGAATCCATAAGAGGATTCTACGCACCAAAAACTATTGCTATAAAAAAGAGTGAAGGTCAACCTACCGACAGAGTTACCCTAAGAGATACCGGAGATTTTTACGAAGGGTTTTACGTCAACGCTTCAAGCGCGATGTGGCACTTAAGCAGTAATGATGAAAAGACAGACGAGCTTATAAAACAATGGGGATCTGACATTTTTGGCAATACAAACGAGGACGAGAGAGAATTTAATGTTGAATACATTTTACCAGGACTTATAGAATGGATATTGCAGAACCTAAAACTTTAAGAGTATCAAGAAACACTGAAGAAATATCAGCGCACCACTTCTTTAAAATGCGAGATACCGGGGATATGCAATGGATGTACCCTAAGTTTGATGGCTGGACTGAGATTAAAGAACAACTACCCGAGAACGTAGAAGAGTTAGCTGCCGACATACAAGACGAGTACGCTAAACTTACCAACAACAACACTACTTCACTTTACATAGAATGCCTTGACGATATAGAATTGGCAGCTACCAGGATTTACGGAGCCTCAATATTATTGGATGCCGTGAACCGCAGGTGGGGTTTTATGGAAGCCGATATACAAAAGCAATATATCGAGACTCTTAAAGGTTGGAACTTCCTACTAAACCCTACGAAACCTATCAAAGAAGAGTGCGAGAGGTTGGCAAAACAGTTAAGGGCCGCAAAGACAAAGCTAAAAAGGCTGGAAAAGGAAAAAGTCGATATGGAGCGTAAGTCTGCCGATAAGGGGGTAAATTTACTGGAAATATTGGTAGGCGTTAAAAACGTTCTGAAAAGAGACCTTGACCTTAAAAAAATAAGTCTAAGAGAATGGCATTATACTCTTGAATCGCTCTCTACTAAAAAATCCGCATAATGGTCGAAAATAGTTACTTACAATCCATTAAGAAAGCCCGCGGGTTTGTTCAAGATCATTATAAAGATTGGGAGAGTATTGACCGTAAGATATTAGAAATATCTAAGAATGCCCAAAAACTAACGACTTTAAATGCGGACGGTTCTATAAAAGAACTCAATTCAAGAATTGAGAAGAACGTTACCTATCGTAAGCAGATGAACGAGCAGGTAAAAAAGCAAGAGAAAGTAATTAAAACCCTGCGAGCTGAAGTAAATAAGCTCAATAAAGCTCAGAAACAGGTTAACGCTACTGAGACTAAGAATGACAAGCTGTCTAAGAAAATGACGGCTAATATGTTGTCGAGCGTTAACGCCATAGGTAAGACAAGCGCAGGAATTAAAAAGCTAAATACATACTATACACAACTTCAAAAAAATACAGACAAATCTGCGAAAGGTCAGAAAAGAGCTTCTGAGTTAGCTGCGCGAGCTGCCGAGAAAGAAGCACAGGCTACGAGAAAGATTACCCAGGCAAAAGCTAAGAAGCAACAAAAGACCACCGAAGAAATTGAGAACAATAAGATACTGGCAAGAAACGCCAGGAGCTACGCCAAGATAAATTCTAAACTTACTGACACATACGAGAAGCAATCCTTAGAACTTAACCAGCTTAGGAAAGCGTATAAAAACCTTGCCATAAGGAGGGAAAGTGGCGTAAAGCTTAGTAAGAAAGAAACCCTCGAGATGAAACGCCTTGAGAAGCAAGTCCATAAACTTGACTCAAGACTAAAGAAAGTCGATGCTTCAGCAGGGCAGTTCCAGAGAAGCGTAGGTAACTACGGTAAAGCACTTGGCGGGTTAAGAAATTTAGCTTCCGCTGCCGGGTTTATGGGCGGTGGTTTTCTCGCTGTATCTGTATTTAGAGACGGAATTAGGAGAGTAAGGGAATTTGACAAGGAGATGCAGAATATGGCGGGTATTATGCGTGTTACCCGAGACGATATACAAGATCTTGAAGCTGAAATAATAAGAATTTCTGCCGCTTCCATTAAAACTTCTAACGAAGTAGCCTTACTATCCAGCAACCTTATCACTTTAGGTAAAACTAAAGATGAGGTTAAACAANTACTTGGCCCGGTAGTGGATTTAGGTATTGGNCTTCAAACTACTTCTGAGAATGCAGGGGAGTTTTTAGTACAAACNTTAAATGCTTTTGAAGCAGGAACGGAAAGNGCAGAAAAGTTCGCTGATGTAATTGCTACTATTAGAACATCTACTTCTCTGGATTTCCAGAGAATGCGAGATTCCTTCCAGTATATGTCACCTATTGCAAATGCTTTAGGGGAAGATTTAGCCTGGGTAGGTTCCGTAGTTGGTATTCTCTCGGATAGCGGTCTTAAGGCAGAGCAAGCCGGTAGGGTTTTAAGTACAGCTCTCCAAAGATTGGCCAAAGATAGCTTAACTCTTGGAGATGCTTTAGAGATCATTGTAGAAATGACTGACAATGGGGCTACTCGAATGGAGGTTATGGCAAAAGCCACCAAACTATTCGGAGTACAGGCTGCCAAGACAGCAGTTGTGCTGGCACGAAATACGCAAGAGATAGATAACAATGCAGAAGCTGTAAGGAACAGCACCGGAGCGTTGGACGACTTAGTAGGCGAGCAGTTGAAGTCCTTAGATGCCCGTATAAAAATACTGGATGCTACGTATGAAGAATTAATATTTACCATAGATAATGGTACGGGAAAAACCAGTTCTTTCTTTAAGGGTATAATAGATGGTGCGGCAGCCGTTATTTCGGCTATCACGCAATTAGTCACTACTACAAGTCAAAGTATAGACAAAGGAAGAGCAGCAGCAGAAAAAGATTTCACTAAGATAATGAAATCCAATATGGAAGAATACGGAGACACCGTTAAAGAAACTGCGGAGGTAATACTCCCTTCTTTCATAAATGTGCTTGCAGACGCAGAATCAAAATTGGCAAGACTAACGGCAGAAAAAAGAGACAGATCAGATTTAGGGTTCCCTTTTAATTTACTACCGGAAATGTTTTTGAATGATGAGATAAACCAGATCACAGAAATGACTGAGAAGTACAGAACTCTTGTAAGACTTGCTAAAAATGCAGCCGGTCAAAACGGAGGTTCTGCTATATTCGGACCCGTGCAAAATAATAATGAGGATGGAGGGAACGAAGACTTCATAGGAGGGTTACTGGCTGAACAAGATGCTCTAGATGGTGTTAATGAGAAAAGAACTGAGTATAATGATATACTTAAGCAAATATCCGAGCAAAGAAAAGCCCTGGGGGAATCNACGGAAGAGGAAGCCGGAGCCATACTTGATAGCATAGACGNACTTGAAGCCAAAGCAGAAGCTTGGAAAAGAAACAATAAGGAGGTNGCTAAAGCTATCGAACTCCAAAGGGAGATTGTGGAAAGCNTTAGNACGGTGAACGNCGTACAAGAAAATTCNGTTGATTATCACGAGAGGATAATCAGTGCTTTACAAAAAGAGCAGAGTAGGGTTTCCAGAACTTCTAAGGAGTGGGATTTCTTCACGGAGTCTATAAAAAGGCACGCAGATGCTGTCAAAATTATACAAGACGTAAAAGGTTTTGCTGCCGATGAATTAGAGATGCCAGATGAAGAAATAGAAGCTTTTAATAAAGCAATAACCGAAAAATTAACTTTTGACGGCATTACAGGAGGACTTAAAAGATTATCGGAAATAACAGGAGAAGAAGTTGGCAGTTTGACCGAAGACTTTACTGCCATATATGGGGAAGATAATCTTTACAAGGCGGATTTTGATAATTTTCTAGAGTTTTCAGAAGCCAAAATTAGTCAGAAAGAGAAGGAATCTGAAAAGATAGAAGAGCTACAAGAGGAAATAATCGCAGCTTCTATAGGTTTAGTGGGAGACCTCTTTGAAGCAGAGATTGAGAAAATAGACCAGCGAATAGAAAAAAATAAGGATTACTACGCCAAGCTATTAGCCAATGAAAATCTAACGGAAGAGCGGAGAAGTGCCTTAGAAGCAGAGCGGGATTTAAAAGAGAGGAAACTACTTAAAGAGAAGAAGAAGCGGCAAAACGAGCAGTTCCTGTTTGAGAAAGGTATAGCTTTGGCAAAAGCCGGAATAAATATAGCAGAAGCAATAACGGAGGCACTACCTAACCCCTTTCTAACAGCACTTACAGCTGTATTAGGAGCAGTACAGATAGCTTCCATTGTAGCTCAGTCCGTACCTAAGTTCGAGAAAGGTACTGAAAGCGCACCTGCTGGGTGGGCTATTGTGGATGAAGTGCGGCCAGAGGTTCACGCGGATAAGCACGACAACGTTAAGTCCTTCGGTTCGGATAAAGGATCCAATATGCGTTTCTTAGAACAAGGGGATAAAGTTTATAAAAGTCACCAAGACTACGCTAAAAAACAAGGAAGCCAAGGTATCGAAGATACTATCTGGGATCTTAATATGCAATACCAGGGCAGACCAGTTCCAGAAAATAATGGTAATTTAGCAATGCTGGGTAAAATGGGAGAATTAATATCGGCTCAAGATAAATTAGGCAAGCGTATGGAGCGT